TTTCACATTGACCATCCCATCTTTTTTATGTGTGGAACAATATAACGCCTTCTTCTCATGTTCAGTGTTATAAGTTGGTCTTATTTTGCAATGAGGATGAATGCATGTATTGTCTTTCACATTGACCATCCCATCTTTTTTATGTGTGGAACAATATAACGCCTTCTTCTCATGTTCAGTGTTATAAGTTGGTCTTATTTTGCAATGAGGATGAATGCATGTAGGATCTTTCACATTCACCATCCCTTCTTTTTTATGAGATGAACAATATAAACCTTTTTTTTGGCCTTCAGTATTATATAATGGACGTATCTTGCAATCAGGGTTGATACATCTAGGACTTACTACATCTATCATCCCTTCTTTTTTATGCACCAAGCAATATAATCCGACTTTTTCACCATCTATATTATATCGAGGTTGGGTTTTACATTCCGTATGAATGCAGTTTCTTTGTTTAACATTAATCATTCCATCTTTTTTATGTGCGTAACAAAATAACGCTGTTTTTTTACCCTCTATATTATAAACCGGCCGTGTTTTGCAATCTGCTTCTTTACACATATATATTATATAACTCATAGTAATAAGTAATTCAATTTTATATGACACCCCGGATTATATATAAAAAAGATATAAAAACCAGTGCATATATTAGTATAATATGAATACCATGATTCATAGTATATCCCAAAAAGACATTGCATCAGTGAAAGAGACCCCTATGGATGTTTCTACGGAGCATCTATGGATTCCTGCTATTTCACATTTATTAGAAGCAGCGACAGACAAACCACTCCAAACAGAAATCGAATCTCTTTGTGATAAATTGGTTCAAAACATCAATCCTTATTCTTTCGAGAATATGTTTCGCGAGATAGCCAAAGTATTCGAGACAGTCAAATTCCAGTCGAAGATTCTCGGTCTCAAAATGATATGTAATTACGCCAAAACACATCCTCAGATCGTCGCATCGAATCTCTACCTTATTACGGAGTCACTTATCCAGCTTTCATCAGATGTCAAAAAAGAAGTGAAGATAGCAGTGCAAGAATGTTGGGTAGCCGTCTGTGAAACCATTGAGAATGTCGATATCCAGCCAATTATTCCCACAATGATTGATGCCTATATGAATCCGGCTACAAAAACAGAGAATGCTCTCGAAGTCCTTGCATCGACACCGTTCGTCAATGATATTGATATCCCCACACTTAGTTTGTTAATACCCATTTTGGTCCGCGCTATGCGTGAGAAGAAGGTAGTATGCCAGCGCAAAGCCGCCGTCGTTATGGACACACTCTGCAAATTGATTAAAAATCCCGTATATGCCCGTATTTTCTATGACAAACTCACATGGATTTTGGAAAAGGGGATTAACGAGATCGCAGTCGAAGAAGTGCGTAATGTTTGCACGAGGTCAAAGATGACTCTGAATAAAGTATATGAGCAGTCACATACCAAACTCATCGATTCGGTCACATATGAATCATGCTTTGCACTGTATGAAACGGAGATGTCGAAACAGGGTATTACTATTGGATTAGAAGACCCGGCAATACAATATTCTATTGGACTAGTTCTCAATCTGGTCAAATACGAGATTCGTGATCCAGCGATTTACACCAAATGCATTGGACCCTATTTACTCAATGTAAGCGAAGATACAGTGTATGCAATCAGTAAAACACTCATAGATACGATTACTGTATATGAATACGACCCGGAAGAGAACGAAGAGAACCTATGTGACTGTATGTTTTCCCTCGCATACGGAACGCGTGTTCTACTTCATCAGACGCCTCTCAAACTCAAACTGAATCATACCTACGGTATTTTGGGACACAATGGAGCGGGTAAATCAACTCTTTTGCGTGCAATGGCAAATAAAACGTTGCAGGGATTCCCCGATATCGAAGCGACATATATCGAACATCATATTCCCGAAGACAAACACGATATGATAACACTCGATTATATTGCAACGAATCCCAAAATCGCAGTAAAAGGAATTTCGAGAGAAGAAATAGCAAAGAATTTGGCGGAACTCTATGTGACCGAGCATATGATGAACTCGCCGCTTTCGACCTTGTCTGGTGGTAATGTGCAACGTGTCAATCTCATTTTGGCAAAGTTGGCTGCGGATCCTCTAATTTTGATGGACGAGCCGACAAATCATATCGACGCTCTCAGTATTGTATGGCTGAAAAATTATATCAAGACGACTACAAATACGACGTTTTTGATTATTTCGCATGACATTAAATTCATGGACGAAGTATGTACTAATATGATACATTATGAGACACTCAAACTCAAGGTCTATCGCGGGAATGTGAGTGAATTTGTCAAACAGAAACCCGAAGCCGCATTTTATTTTCAGACGACATCACAGGATGTCCTTTCTTTCAGTATTCCTGATCCTGGACCATTAGAGGGCGTAAAATCGCTTACGAAATCGGTATTAAGTATGAAAAACTGTTATTTTCAATATCCGACAGCACCAAAACCACAGTTGTCGGGAATCACTGTTCAAGTCAGTCAGGCCGCTCGTATTATTATTGCTGGTGTGAATGGTGCAGGTAAATCGACGCTTGTGAAGATTCTTGTGGGTGAATTGGAGCCAAATGGCGGGATCATCGATAGACATCCGAATCTACGTATGGCATATATTCCACAGAATATTTCGGCATGTCTAGACCAGCATAAACAGCTGACCCCGATTGAATACGTTATGTGGAGATATCGTCTAGGATCAGATAGAGAACAGTCCAATAAAAACACTTTGATATTGTCAGAAGAAGAAATAGAGGAAATCAAACAGAAAGCCAAATTGAACAAGACATTTGTCATTAAAGAACTTGGATCTAGACGAAGCGGTAAACGAGAACATGAATACGAGGCCAAGTCGGAAGGAACAGTTGAGTTGGTGCAATGGTTTTCAAAGTCAGAGTTGGTTGAAATGGGTTATGAGAAGATGGTGAAAGAATTCGATGAAAAGTTAGCTATGGAGTCGATGATGGGTCAGAGAAAACTGACGACAGGTGAAATTCAAAAACATATGAACAGTTTCGGTCTAGAACCCGAAATTGCACAACATACGAAAATCAATGCTCTTTCGTCGGGCCAAAAAATGAGATGTTATTTGGCCGCCGCGACATTCTATTTGCCACATGTTATTATTTTTGATGAACCGACGAATTTCTTGGATAGAGAGAGCACGAATGCACTTTCTGACGCAATTAAAGGATTCAAGGGTGGAGTTCTTGTCATTTCACATAATGACGATTTTTATAATGCCATTACACGTGAAAAATGGCTCTTAGAAAATGGGTCCATGACTGTTTTTGGTGATAATATGATAGAAGCATTAGAAAAAGAGCGAAAGCGTCAAGAGAAAGAGAATTCAAAGAAGTTGAAATTGGATGATGCGGAAGATAAATACGATTCTCTCGGAAATAAAATAGAAGTTGTGAAAGAAAAGAAGGAATTAACACGTGATGAAAAGAAGCGGTTGATGAAACAAAAGAAAGATATGGAAAAGGCTGGACAAGATACTTATGAAATTGATGTATTATTGGGGCTGGTATAATCATCCATTTTTGATATTCAGTAATAATTCATCGATAAGTTCAGTGATAACTTTATTAACGTCTTCTTTTTGTATCGGAGTATCAGGGACTAAATAATCAAACGAATCTATTCTAACACTCACGGATTGATTCATAAGCGGTTCTTTCAATGGTTTTTCTTTTACAATGGCCCGTTTACAACAACACCAACTCATTATATTATACAGAAATATAATAAAGGCATGATATGTCTATAATATATATCATGTCTTGTGCTATCTATATAGTCAATTACAAAGACGATGAAAGAAAGCAAAAGATGGTCAATCGTGTCAAAACCGTCGGTTTAGACGCACATTTTGTGGCCCCCGTATCGACGAGCGACCCCCGTATTGGCGAGCATCCCATTACCGATTTCGAGAAACGCAATTGGTCGATTTTTTTCCAACACGTCGATTGCATGCGCGATTTTTATGAAAATACAACCTATGATTATTGTATTGTATGTGAAGACGACGTAGTTTTATCTCGCGAACTCAAATTCGAAATTCCGACGGCGATTCAATTATACGAGGAAACTGGACTCGATATGTTGCTACTTAGTTATTTATGGCCATACGATGTAGCTGAAGACCATTATTTTCCTGTTCTAAAAAGGTTCCAAACGTATAATAAATCCTATAAGATACAAGGATACCCAGAAGATCTATGGGGAGCACATATGTATATGTTCTCGAGGGCCCATGCAAAGACCATGGTAGAAAGATATACACCGGAATATGCACTATCGGAACAACAAGCTGGTCGCCCTTTTTGCACGGATTGGCAGTTTACCAAATTAGGGAAAAGGGGTCTTATTGCACCGATGTTAGGACTAGAAGAAGGTGAAGTAAAAACGGACCATCAAGGACAGATTGATTTTCATCGGGCGGTTTTTAATCACCATTATCGGGAAGATAAATATGTATGAAGAAGAGGGTCGTAGAGGAACCCCCTACCTTGGTTCCCTATCGATAAGAAGAAAGGAGGGGTCGTAGGGGAACCTTGGTTCCCTACCTTGGTTCCCTACTATACAGTAGGGAAGAATTCCCAATCCAATTCCGCGCACACCTTCTTCCATATCATATCTTGGTCCAATTGCTTCTCTCTATCTTTCATCATTGGAATATAGGGTAAATATTGTGTCTGATCCAATAGAACGCATAATTGATAAAGTGTATATGTATAATTGAAAAAATTCCGCCGATTCGGCGGGCAATGCATGGCCCATGGTTTCTGAATCTCTATAAAGAGAACACATAACGTCTCATGTAACTCTTCGCTCATAATCGGTGGTTTTATACCAAAAATCGAATTAATATATTGAATATGTTCAAAATATTTATTGAATCCTAACTTACGTAATATCTCTCGCATTTTATCATAGGTAATCTCTTTGTAGTCTTTAATTCTCTCTTTTTTAATTCGGTCTTTGATCGCCTGTATTACCTCATCCGGAATCTGTGTCGTCTCTTTGGCTTGGAATTGCGAGAGAATTTCTTTGAAATGATTGAGTCGTATATAGGCCGTATAAGAAACCTCATTCGGCGGTTCTTTATTCACGGGTTTTGCCGAATCTACAATATAGGAAATAAATTTTCCACAGGCCCCATGATTACATATTAGTATTCCTTCTTCATCTTGAGGTATCATTTCACCTATATTACAGACTTCGCATCTATCCGACGAAACAATATAGTCCTGCATATCAATATAATCATTTGTAACATTCTTCCAATAGGCTTGATAGATTTTTTTAGGACATTTTTCAGAAGAGGGTTCTACTTTATTCTCTTGGATTTTAAAAAAAGAATTTAGAACATTTGTATTTCCGGATCCCCCAGTAGAAATGTCTTTTTTCTGCTCAAAATAAGAAAATATATATTTCGAATTCTCTAAATAATAGTGTTTTTCTTCTGATTCTAAACGTTTTATCTCGCGTTTATGATCCCGAATTTTATCTTTTATAGCCATATATTCATCTATATTTTTTTTGGTATTTTTCAGTTTCAATTGCAGGTTTTCTATTTCCGTTTTTAAATTTGGTATTATTTCCTCCTTATTTTTTGAAAATTTGGTCAAAAATTCTGTATGTTTTTCGTCAATTGTTTTTGATGATTTCATTATAAATATATCAAAGAGTGTTTATTTATATATATTATGTCTCTGAATAATTCTTTCGAGTATATGTATTCAGAGACACTTCGAATTACATTTAGGATTCGTGAAATATATAATTTATAAATACTTCTATAAATTATATGCAAAAAGAAGAAATACAGGTAGATAAAAAAGAGTTCCAAAAAATGATATTTTTGACAAACGCTTTAGAAAAAGGGTGGACGATTAAAAAAGCGAATAATAAATATATTTTTAGAAAAAAACACGAGAACAAAAAAGAAATATTCCAGGCCGATTATCTCGATAAATTCATAGAAAGAAATTCGAAAATGTTAACATA